GATCGCGTCCTATCTGCCTTTTGGTGGGCAGGACTCGATATTTCTTGACACCGGAGCGAATGATTTATCATTGATCAATTTACATCAGATGCAGCACATTATGTGCGATCCCAACCCTAGTGAAGGGGGAGAATTACTTGTACCATTTCTCCATCCCAATCACTCCCTACGCATACCCGATAATGGGTGGAATCAATTAGGAAGACTGATTGTAACACCGTTTAATGAGTTGAGACACTCAAACGACGGAACAGTCCCTGTTTCCATATCCATCTTCGCCATGCTCAAATCACCCAAATTGAACGGGACGACGGAAGCCGTCCCTCAATCGAGTGAGTATGGTATCATATCGGGACCAGCCAATGTTATTGGCATGGTTGCAGGAGCATTGAAAGACGTTCCTGGAATCGGTATGTATGCAAAGGCTACAGAAATGGTTGCCAAAGTAGGTGTATCCGTTGCAAAAATGTTTGGGTATTCTCGACCTAGAGAATTAGTAAGCCCTTACCACACGGATTTGGCATGTACAGATACCCCGTTCGCGGGGGGTGCATTGTCAATTACAGCAAAGAAGGAATGTCTCATTTCTCCTACTTTGATGGGCGCATCAGATGAAGACCAATTGAGTTTGGCTTATCATTCACGCAAGTGGAATTACTTGACGCAGTTCGAGTGGTCCACAACAGACGGACCTGGAACCATGTTGTTCAATATGGGGGTTAATCCCCTACAAGGAGCACTGGCAGGTAATGTCTTACAATTAACCAATCAAGGTTGGATTGCTAATTTATTCCAATCTTGGCACGGAAGTGTCGAAATAATGGTTCAACCCGTAGTGTCAGCACACCATCGTGGTAGATTAGTCGTGGTTCACGACCCTATCATTGTGAGCAACACAGCGGCGCAATTTGAACAGTTCAACATTGCCAATCGTGCAATACTCGATTTGACTTGCAAAGAGTCGACCGTGTATAAATTGGGTTGGTTGCAAGACGGTAACTACCTCCCTGTGGTTTCCGAGTCCGCACAGGAATGGAGTGAAGTTATTCCGGCCTATTCAGCAACGAGTTTCCCAGCTCGCGCTTCAGATAACG